TTGGGTAATTCATTGTGGGTTGATATCTGTGGTTCATCTATGACTGCTGCCGCTGGAGCAACTTTCGGAAGTTGGGCTTGGAGAAGTTTATTTAATGGTCGCCCGACCACATCAGCATATTCAGACAGACAAGGCATCGCAGAAAACGATGCGTTCCACATGGTTGTTGTTGACTATGACGGCAAATTCACCGGAACGCCTTTGTCTGTGCTAGAAAAATACGAAAATCTTTCAATTCGTCCAGGAGCAGTAAACACAGACGGAACTCCTCTATTCTATAAGACAAAGATTAACGACGAATCCCGATATGTTGTTGCAATCGGCACACCATCAACTTTTGATGTTGCAGATTTCACAAGTGGTATGACTGCATACGGAAATCATACTTCAACTTGGACAAATGGAAATGGTTATCAATCTGGTGGAGCATATTACGCTAGAATGAATGGTGGCACAGGACAGTTTAGCGGTGTGTCTGAAATTGTTGGTGGTCTAACAGGAGGTTATCAAGTATTTGCCGATGCAGATACCATAGATGTAAACCTTCTGCTTGGTGGTCCTCTAACAGGAAACAACGCTCAAAAGTTGTGTGACATTGCAAAGGGTAGAAAAGACTGCGTAGCATTCGTTTCTTCGCCCAACAAGAATCCATCTGAGAGTGCATCTAACAAAATTTCAAATTGTGTTGATCTAAGTCACTCTGTAGGAAACAACAACTACGCATTTATTGATAGTGGTTACAAGTACATGTACGATCCATTCAACGATACATATCGTTTTGTTCCTCTAAACGGAGATGTTGCTGGCTTGTGTGCCCGTGCAGACATCACAAACGATCCTTGGTACTCACCAGCAGGGTTTAATCGTGGTCAAATTCGTAACACAATCAAGTTGGCATTCAATCCAACCAAGAACGAAAGAGACACACTTTACGCATCTGCTATCAATCCTGTAGTTACATTCTCGGGAGAAGGCACAGTTCTCTTTGGTGATAAGACAGCACAAACAAGACCATCAGCATTTGATCGCCTAAATGTTCGTCGCTTGTTCATCGTTCTAGAGAAGGCAATTGCAACTGCTGCTAAGTATAGTCTTTTTGAATTTAACGATGCGTTTACTCGTTCACAATTCAGAGCCTTGGTTGAACCTTTCCTTCGTGATGTTCAGGCTCGTCGTGGTATTGTAGATTTCAAAGTTGTTTGCGACGATAAAAATAACACCCCACAAATCATTGACAACAATCAATTTGTTGCCGACATTTATGTGAAGCCAAACCGCAGCATTAACTTCATTCAGTTGAACTTTGTTGCTACCAAGTCTGGCGTTTCGTTTGAGGAAGTGGGAGCCTAAATAAACTAGAAGAAACAGGAGAATAGTTAAATGGCATACAGTCAGTTTAGCATAGACGCATTCAGAGCAAACCTAATCAATGGTGGTGCTAGAGATAACCTTTATCTTGTTTCTGGTGTATTTCCAGGCACAAAACAAGGTATCATCAATGCTGCCGCAAGCGTTGCTGGAGCACTTTTTGGACAAGCAGTAGCAGGAGCAATCACCAACACCGCAGCCGCTGTTGGTTTGAGTAATCCAGGTGCTCAAGTTTCTTTCCTTTGTCGTTCGGCGGGTATTCCTGCTGCAACACTAGGACAGGTTGAAGTTAACTACATGGGTAGAAAACTCAAGTATGGCGGAGATCGTGAATTTGCAGATTGGAACATCAAGTGCTACAACGATGGTGGCTATCAGTTGCGTAAGTCGTTTGAAACTTGGTCAAATCTTATCAATTCATATCAGGGTAATGTTGGCCCAAACAACATGAACTCGTATCTTTGCGACTGGTATGTACAACCACTAAGTCGTGAAGGCAACCCAATATGCACCTACAAGATGGTGGGTGTATGGCCAAGAGATATTCAAGGATACGAACTAAACTTCGATTCCAAGACTAATATTTCTGAATTCGGTGTAGCAATGTCTTATCAATACCATGAACTTCAGGATGTAACAACCTGATTCACTTTTAATGGAGTTTTTATAATATGGAAGTCTTCGGCTTAAAAATTGAGCGGTCGAAGAAGCAGAAGCAAGACTTTAAAGCACTAAAGTCGTTCGTAATTCCAACAACGGACGACGGTGCTATTCCAGTCGAAGCAGGCGGCTTCTACGGTCAGTATGTTGATCTTGACGGATCAGTTCGTAATGATTATGAATTGGTTGCTAAGTATCGTGAAATGTCTATGGATCCGGTTTGCGAAACCGCTATAGACGATGTGGTTAACGAAGCCATAGTTTGCGAAGGCAAACGATCACCCGTAAAAATATACTTTACAAGCGATATTTCTGTTGGTGAAGCCATTAAAGATAAAATTCAAGATGAATTTAAAAACATCTTGAGAATCATGCAGTTTGAAACTAAAGGATACGAAATCTTCCGCCGATGGTATGTTGACGGAAAGATTTACTTTCACATCATAACAGACGAAAAGAAAGCAGAAAAGGGCGTTCTTGAACTTCGTTTTGTTGATCCATTAAACATTCAAAAGATTCGTGAATTTCAAAAAGAAACTCGTCCTGATGGTACAAAAATTATCACGGGCTATAGAGATTTTTATGTGTATAACAAAGATAATCCAAGAGCCGGTGGCAACGCATCTGGAATTAAAATTAGTGATGATGCAATTGCTTTCTGCTCATCAGGATTGTTTGATAGTCGTTATCGCAGAACTGTAGGCAATCTACACAAGGCTATCAAGCCACTAAACCAACTTCGCATGATGGAAGATGCTGTAGTCATCTACCGTATCTCTCGTGCTCCTGAACGCCGCATCTTTTACATAGATGTCGGCTCGCTGCCAAAAACCAAGGCAGAGCAGTATGTCAAGGACATCATGGGCAAGTATCGTAACAAATTGGTTTACGATGCCAATACGGGCGAAATCCGTGATGATCGTAAGTTCATGTCCATGTTGGAAGACTACTGGCTACCTCGTCGTGAGGGTTCAAAGGGAACTGAAATCAGTACACTAAGTGGTGCTCAAAACCTTGGTGAACTGCAAGATGTTGTATATTTCCAAAAGAAACTGTACAAGGCTCTAAATGTTCCTGTTTCTCGTCTAGAACAAGACAAGGGGTTCCAATTGGGGAGAGCGGCTGAAATTAGCCGTGACGAATTAAAGTTTAATAAATTTGTAATTCGTTTGCGTAACAAGTTCAGCGAACTTTTCTACGATCTGCTTCGCAAGCAGTTAATTATGAAAAACATCATCAAACCTGATGATTGGTCGGGAATTAAAGAATGCATTTTCTTTGATTTCTTGAAGGATAGTCACTTTGTAGAACTCAAAAATCAAGAGTTACGCAAAGGTATGTACGATGAACTGAGTCAAGTAGAAAAATACATAGGTAAGTACTATTCGCACTATTGGATTAGAACTCAGGTACTAGGCATGAGTGAGGCTCAAATTAAAGAAATGGATAAGCAGATACAAACTGAGCGTAACTCGGGTCTGTATGCACCTGATAATACGGTATTCGGTCTACAGTAAGGGAGAAAACGATGGAAAATATTTTAAATGCAATAAACGCAACACAACAAAAGAACGCAGTAGAGTTTAAAAACTCCATTCGTGACGAATTGGCAAGCAGACTCTATTCAGCAATAAACGCCAAAAAGGAAAGTGTGGGTAAAAGTACACTAACCGCAGAAACTGCTGAAGAGGGGGTTGCCTCTGAAACTGAAGAAGAAGCCCCTGCCGTAACAGAAGCAAGTGTGCTTGCTCCCTCTGCTCCTGCCTCGGGAGCAAAAGCAGGTATTCCTGGTTCTGAAAGAAGTAATTCGGGAGGTGCAGAAGTACCCGACCCTTTAGAAGACGGGTTAAGAGACGAGATCGAAACAGCATTCGGCGTTAAAGGTGATGCATCTAGCAAGCCAACTGCTAAAGACGACGATATCTCTCTTGACCCAAACTTTGAAAAAGAATTCTTTATGAAAGAAACAGAATACAAAGGACATAAACTAACCATTAAGCAAGTTGGTCTTGGTCTTTCTAAGCCTGTTCGTGTATATGTTGACGGTAACAGATGGGAATTCTTTCCAGGACCAGAATCTGCTATGAAAGCAGCAAGAACATATGTTGATTCTATGAACACAGAAATGTCTTCAAACGAAGAGTTTTCTCCTACAAAAGAAACTGTAAATGAAAAAGTAGAACTAGACGCAAGAACAAGAGTTTTTAAATCAACTATTGCTCGTCTAGAAAATGCTAGACTTGTTCGTACAAATAAAGAAAGTGTATCTTCGGGTTCTATGACATTAAGCATGAACAATAAAAAATTGTTAGATGCTATTGCAATGAAAAACGGTAAATATGTTATGGGAGAAGAAGAATTAGGAGAAGATCAAGCCGCTTATAGAAAATTCTTTAATGCTTCTCTTAAAAAGTTTGGTGCATCAAGCCCAACAGATCTTACAGGAGAAAAGAAAAAGCAATTCTTCAACTACATTAAATCTAACTGGAAAGGCTGATGGAAAATAAAGCAAAAATTTCAAACGAACTTACACGCAGAATTATTGAATGCGTGAAAACCTGTATTACAGAAAACAAGGGCAGAACCCTTGAATTGATGGATGGGTCTATTGTTCGCTTAAGTCCTCAAATTGCAAGCAAATTTATAGCAATGCACGATGAGTTAAATGAAAACAGCCAAGAAGCGTTTAGACTGATGCTTGTTGAAAGCAAAAAAACATTTGAAGGAGTTGTCTCCTTCTGCAAGGAGAAAAACTAATGACCGCTAGACTAGACTATCTTGTAAAAAGCAAAAATCGTTGTGTTGTTGCCTATAATTCAGATGGTGGTGGTGGCAATGTGTCGTTTGATGTTGGCCCATCAGCGTTTGGTTCTTTAATTTCAGATACAACTTTTGCAACCACAGGACTAGGATTAACCTCTGCTGCGGTGTCAAGAATTGTTGGGTCAGCGGGTGGCACTAACGGCAGTATTGAAATTGCTTTTGCTGGAACCACAACCTATCAAATCTATCAAATTCCTGCCGCAACATCTTTTGATAACAATTTTGAAAGATTTACTCTTCCAAATTATTCAGCCGGTTCAACAGGAATGGCAACTATTAAAAATAATCTTGGCGGTGGTGCTACCGCTTCTTTTGTTATTGAATTTGTGACTCGTCATGTCTAACAAATAAAAGGGAGAAACAACAAATGAAACTATTCTGCGACATTAACGAGGAAATTCAAGTTCTAACCGAAGAGAATGAACCCGGCAAGAAAAACTACTTTATTGAAGGTATTTTCTTGATGTGCGATCAAAAGAATCGCAACGGTCGTGTTTACACATTTGAAATGATGAATCGCAAGGTAAATGAATACAATAATTCGTTTGTTAAGCAAAAACGAGCATTTGGTGAATTGGGTCACCCCGAAGGCCCAACAATCAATCTAGAGCGTGTATCGCATATGATTACAGACTTGTACTCCGATAAAAAGAACTTTATTGGTCGTGCCAAAATCATGGATACCCCATACGGTAAAATTGTAAAAAACCTCATTGACGAAGGAGCAAAACTAGGCGTTTCAAGCCGTGGAGTTGGCTCACTAGAAGAGAAAAATGGGGTTAATTATGTAAAAGACGATTATCAACTAGCCACCGCAGCAGATATTGTAGCCGATCCATCAGCCCCTGAAGCCTTTGTCCGAGGTATCATGGAAGGCAAGGAATGGATTTGGGAAAGTGGCAGACTTGTTGAAAAGGATTTGGAAGAAATTAAAAGAAGTATTGAAAAAGCCTCATCAAGAAAACTTGAAGAAGCCAAAATAAAAGCCTTTGAAAAGTTCTTCCGAAATCTTTGAAAAGAATAAATATCATTTGACACCTTTAAGAAACCACAAGGAGCGAGTTCATGGACTCATTCAAAAACGAAGAAGTAGAAGAAATCCTCGAAACTGAGGAAACAGTTGAAGAAACCACAACCGAGAATAACGAGGAAGTGGTAGTTACCGATGAAGATACCATTGAAGAAGATTCTGCTGCTACTTTGAAGGCAAATGTTGCCGCAAAGCAAGCAAAGGGTGATAAGACTAATCTAAAGTCTGCCCCCGCTGCTGCTGCTTCTTCCAAGTATGCTGGTCTCTACAAAGATGGCACAGGCAAGGGTGCTATCATTCCTGAGCCTGTTGCTACTGATGGAGCCGCTTCTGGTGACAAGCAAATGAAGAATGTTGATGCCAAGCGTTCAGGCAAGACTGAATCTGTAAAGGTTCACATGGATGCTATGTTCAGCGGCGAAGAACTCTCAGAGGACTTCAAGACCAAGGCATCAACAATCTTTGAAACCGCTCTTAATGAGCGTGTTGAAGCAATTGAAACAGAAATCAAGGCTGAATACGATAATCGTCTTATTGAGCAAACAGAAACTCTTAAGACAGAACTAACACAGCAACTTGATTCTTATCTTTCATATGTTGTTGAAGAATGGATGGAAGAAAATAAACTTGCTGTTGAAAAGGGTCTCAGAACCGAAATTACAGAAGAGTTCATTGAAGGTCTTCGTGGTCTTTTCTTGCAACACAACATTGAAGTGCCACAAGGCAAAACCGATCTGCTAGATGAAATGGCAGAAAAGGTTGAAGCCCTAACTTCTTCTTTAAATGAAGAAATCAACAAGTCTGTATCTCTGAAGGAGCAAATTGCTAAGTTAGAGAGAGAAAAATTACTAGGTGGTCTCAGCGAAGGTCTAACCGACACCGACAAGGAGCGTTTCCTAAAGTTGGCTGAGGGTGTAGGATTTGAAAACAACAATGAATACAAGACCAAGTTAGAGACTATCCGCGAATCTTACTTTGGAAATTCTGGTAAGTCATTCCTCCAAGAGGAAACTAAGGATGACATGACTGAGGCAGAATATGCTCCAACAAATCACGAAGAAGTTCTAAGTGAATCAATGGAAGCATACGCACAAATGTTGTCTCGTTTGAGCCGTGCAAAGGCTTCAAGCAAGAAGAACTAATTTATAAATAACTTTAACCTTTTAAAAACTACCACAGGAGTATAAAACCAATGGAACTCACTATTTCAGAAGCATTACAGAGCAAGTGGAAGCCTGTGCTTGAACACCCAGAACTTCCAGAAATCTCTGATCCATACCGCAAGTCGGTAACAACGATTCTTCTAGAGAATCAACAACAGTATCTACGCGAAGACGGTGCAGCAAACATCGGCAGCAACCTTGACGGTGGCACTGTCGGTGCGAACTCAAATGTTGCTCGTTGGGATCCAATCCTCATTTCGCTCGTTCGTCGTGCAATGCCAAATCTCATTGCTTACGATGTATGCGGCGTTCAACCAATGAGTGGCCCAACAGGTCTTATCTTCGCTCTTCGTAGCCGTTACAACAACCAGTTCGGTGACGAAGCACTCTTCCAAGAAGCAAACAGCCGCTTCTCAGGTAAGGCTGCTACCGGTCTAACAGGTGTTGGTCTAGGTCAAACTGCTAACTTCGGTGGCGTAACTGCAACCGATACCGATCCGTTCTATAACGGTACACTCGGTAGTGGAACAGCAGGTAACTTCGGTCTAGACACCAACGGTGATCCGTTCCTCGGAACCGCAATGAGCACCAACACCGGCGAAGCCCTTGGTTATCCAAACGGCTCACAGGCTGCTGGTAGTCAATTTGCTCAAATGGCATTCAGCATTGAGAAGACAACTGTGACAGCACAGACTCGTGCATTGAAGGCAGAATACACAATGGAATTGGCACAAGACTTGAAGGCAATTCACGGTCTTGACGCTGAAACCGAACTCGCCAACATCTTGTCGAGTGAAATTCTTGCTGAAATCAACCGCGAAGTTGTCCGTCGCATCTATGTCTCCGCTAAGTTGGGTGCTCGCTCGGGTCTAACTCAGACTCAAGGTGTGTTTGACTTGAATGTTGACTCCAACGGTCGTTGGTCAGTTGAGAAGTTCAAGGGTCT